GTTTCACTAGGAACAGACTATGAAGATGAAGACAAAGCACCAATAAAGAGGGTATATTATTAATATGATTCAGTTCTATTTAACAGAGTATGAAGTAGATGGCCGACTGAAAGATGGTCCGATAATAATGGCATCTTCACTAGAGGTTGCTAATATACAGGCAAAAGAACTAAAATTAACACTAGTTGGCGAAATGTTTCCTTTATTGGATATAGCCGACCTGAACACACAACAAGTACATTAATGATAGAAAGACAAGACGGCACACCAATAGTAGCTAACACACCTGAAGAACAAGAATTTTTAGAAAACGTTGAATTAGTACAATCTCCTGACGAAGAAGGTTTTGTCATGATGGAAGATGGTAGTGCTGTATTAGAAGAAGATATGGTTGCTCCAGTTAATACGGGGTTTGAGTCTAACTTAGCAGAATCAATAGATGAAAGTGAATTAAATAAGATAGCTTCTGATTTAGTAGCAGGCATAGAAGCTGACAAATCATCACGAGAAGATTGGGAAAAAACTTACAAAGACGGTCTGAAATACTTAGGTATGAAGTTCGATGAAGACAGATCAGAACCATTTGAAGGTGCTTCAGGTGTTATACACCCTTTGCTAGGCGAAGCAGTAACATCTTTTCAAGCTCAGGCTTATAAAGAGTTATTACCTTCAGGTGGTCCTGTTAAAACTCAAGTAGTTGGTAACTACGATTCTAATGTCGAACTACAAGCACAAAGAGTAAAAGAATTTATGAATTATCAAATAGTTCATAAAATGGAAGAGTACGATCAAGAATTAGATCAACTTTTATTTTACTTACCTTTAGCTGGTTCTGCTTTTAAAAAGATTTATTATGACGATAATCTTGGTAGAGCTGTTTCTAAGTTTGTAGCCCCTGAAGATTTAATTGTTCCTTACTACACAACCGATTTAGAATCTTGTGGCCGTATTACTAATATAGTCAAGTTATCTGAAAATGAAGTTAAAAAACTACAGAATATAGGGTTCTATAGAAATATCGAAGTTGATTTAGGAGAAGGACAAGAACCAAAAAACGAAGAACTAGAAAAACTTACAGGCGTGCAGTCAAGCTACGATGATAGTGAAGTTGCTGTTTTATATGAAGTTCATACTAATTTAGATATTCCAGGCTTTGAAGATATGGGGCAAGAAGGTCCTACAGGAGTTAAGTTACCATATATCGTAACAATAGATTCTAATTCAAATAAAGTTTTATCAATCAGAAGAAATTTCAAAGAAGATGATCCATTAAAAAACAAAACTGAGTATTTTGTACATTTCAAATTTTTGCCAGGTCTAGGCTTTTATGGCTTTGGACTTACACATATGATCGGTGGTCTTTCAAAGGCATCCACTTCAATAATGAGGCAATTGATTGATGCAGGTACCCTCGCAAACCTACCTGCTGGGTTTAAGACGAGAGGTATACGTATAAGGGATGAAGATACCCCTTTACAGCCTGGAGAGTTCAGAGATGTGGATGCCCCTGGTGGTTCTCTTAGAGAATCTATACAACCTTTACCTTTTAAAGAACCAAGTGGTACTTTGTTAAATCTTTTAGGTATTTTGGTTGATTCAGGTAAAACTTTTGCTTCTATTGCAGAAATAAATACAGGGCAAGGCAACACTCAAGCACCAGTTGGCACAACAATGGCTTTATTAGAACGCTCAACTAAAGTTCTATCTGCTATCCATAAAAGATTACATAATGCTCAAAGAAAAGAATTTAAAATACTATCAAGCGTGTTTAAAGAATATTTACCTAATGAATATCCTTATATGACAACAGAAGGCAATCAAGAAGTAGGTGCACAAGATTTTAATGATAGAGTTGATATTATTCCTGTTTCTAACCCTGACATATTTAGTACGGCACAAAGAATAGCTATGGCACAAGAAATGATGCAATTAGTTAATTCTAATCCGCAGATACATGGGCCTGACGGGGTGTATGAATCATATCGTAGAATGTATGCAGCTATTGGAGTTGATAACCCTGATCAATTACTAGTGCCACCACCAAGTACTGAACCACAACCTATTGAAGCAGGTATGGAAAATAATATGTTATTGATGGGACAACCAGCACAAGCATTTCCAGAACAAAATCATGATGCACACATATCTGTGCACATGAGTTTATTGAATACACCACCAGTTCAGTCTAATGCTGCTATACAAGCTATGATCCATTCTCATATCATGCAACATTTACAAATGAAAGCAGATAATTTGGGTATGCAACAGATGCCACCTGAGTTAAGACAACAATACGATCAGCTAGAGGCACAACTACAACAAATACCAGAACAACAACAAGCACAAGTACAGACACAAATGCAACAAATGGTCTCTCAGTTTTCTGCACCAATTTTGGCTGAGTTAATGATTGAGTTTACTGAACAAATATCTGCACCTGCTGATGAAGATCCGTTAGTAACAATAAGAAAACAAGAACTTGCTCTAAAAGGTCAAGAACTACAGCAAGAACAACAACAATTTATTGCTGATCAACAAAGAAGAAGAGATGAAAGTATAAGAGAAGATCAGATTGATGTGCAAAGAATACAAACACAACAAGATATAGCTGATGAAAAAGCTGAACTAACTCGTGATCGTATGGAAATGCAAAAACAGTTAAAAATACAAGATTTAATTCAAAAATACCAAAAGTAACTTATAATACAAAAATAATGAAAATATTAAAAAGGCAAAGCTACAGCAACAAAGGTAGCGTTCCTCTTAAAAAAACTGAAAAAGTATCCGTGAACACTAACCCTCAACCTGGTATGGGTAAGGGTAAAGTACGAGGCGCTGGAATAGCAGAGTTTGGTACGAAGTTTTCAGGCGTATATTAATGTCAGTACTTTGGTTAAGAGAAAAATTAATTAAAGAGCTTCATGAACAACAAGAGGCTATAAAAGACACATTATTGTCTGGTGTCAAAGACATCAATCAATATGAGTTTCTGCGTGGACAATATACAGCTCTGGTCCAAGTAGAGATAACACTTAGAGAGCTGCTGGGAAAAGTAATAGAAGATGACGAAGACGAACAAGGTGGTCATTCCTGATCACGTAGCTAAAGAAATCGAAGCAGAAAATAAATCAATCTCTGAAAATGTCGAAGCGACTGGTACAGAAGTTGATAAAGCTTATGTTGAACCAAATGCGAAAGTATTAGATCCAACCCTTTTAGATAAATCAGCCTTAGAAAGAATGCCTAACCCTACAGGATGGAGAATGTTAATTCTACCTTTTGCAGGTCTAGGAGTTTCTAAAGGCGGTATTGTACTTACACAAGATCATGTTGATAGAGAAAGATTATCAACGGTATGTGCTTATGTAGTAAAAATGGGACCACTTTGTTATAAAGGTGATAAATTTGATAACCAAGCTTGGTGTCAAGAAAAACAATGGGTATTGATTGGCCGTTATGCTGGTGCCAGATTCAAACTTGGTGATGATGCAGAATGCAGAATTATCAATGATGATGAAGTTATAGCAACCATACACGATCCAACCGATATCGTTGCAGTATAGGAGTAAATATGAGCGAAGAAGTAAAAAAAGACGAATCTCTGGAAGAAGAAACAGTTGTAGAGCTGGAAGAAGAACAGAGCGAATCCGAAGATGCTGAAGTCGTAGAAGAAGTTGTAAGTGAATCAGATGAGTCTGAAGAAAAAGACGAGCACGAACAATATTCTGATCGAGTTCAGAAACGTATAGCAACCTTAACACGCAGGTTGAGAGAAGCAGAAAGAGCAAGTGAATCTGCTTTTACTTATGCTAATCAGCTACAAGAAGAGAATAAAAGCCTTAAAGTAAAAACATCTCAATCTGATAAATCATATTTGTCAGAAGCTGAAAACAGATTGAAGTCGCAAAAAGCACAAGCTAAAGCTGCTTTAAAATCTGCTTATGAGGAACAAGACTTCGATAAGGTAGCACAAGCACAAGATATAATCGCAAAGATTGCAGTTGAAGAAAGTAAGATTGAATCTTCTAAATCTCAATTGGAATATCAAGAAGAACAGAAAACACAAGAGCAAGAAGTTGTTCAACCGCAGGCTCAAATGCAGACTGTACAACCAGCCCCAATGCCTGAGCCTGATGAAAAGGCTACAGCTTGGGCAGAAAAAAACGAGTGGTTTGGTACTGACGAAATTATGACTAACGCTGCTTTTACAATTCATAAACAATTAGTAGAAGATGAAGGATTTGATCCGAAGAGCGATGAGTATTATACTGAGGTTGATAACAGGCTTCGTGCTAGGTTTCCAAATGATTTTTCTAAAGGAGAAAACACAAAGAAACCAACACAAAGAGTTGCTTCGGCAGGTAGAGCAGATACAACTGCAAAGCCAAGCAAAAAGCAAGTAAGATTATCGCCTTCTGAAGTTCAGATGGCAAAAAAATTAAACGTACCATTAAATGAGTACGCAAAATTCGTAAAAAGGTAAATATATGAATAGAGATGATAAGGGAAGGTTCTTAAAACCTGAAGATAACAGAGAATCCCGCTCTGCTGATACTCGTGAACAAAGTATTTCACGAAAACCTTGGGCTCCCCCAAGTATGTTAGAAACTCCACCTCCTCCACAAGGATACGTCTATAGATGGATTCGAGCTGAAGTTTTGAATAGTGATGATAAAAAGAATGTTATGTCTAGGACTAGAGAAGGTTTCGAGCTTGTCAGGTCTGAAGAGATAGGAGACTTTGAATTACCAAGTATTCAAGACGGTAAGCATGCTGGAGTAGTTTCAGTTGGTGGGTTGCTATTAGCTAAGATTCCAGAGGAAACCAGAAACGAACGTAACGCTCACTATGCAAATAGAACACAAACAGCACAAGATGCTGTTGACAACGACCTCATGAGGGAATCCGATGCTCGTTCTCCAATAATGTCTCCAAGGAGAACTTCAAATGTAACATTTGGAGGCGGTAAACGAAATTAACATAAGGAAAAATTATGGCAAACCAAGATAAAGCTTTCGGGTTTAAACTAGTAGGCAATTTGGCTGGCGTTAACCAAAATAAGGTTACAGAGTACAATATTGAATCTGGTTCAACTCAAGGCATATTTTCTGGAGATCCTGTAAAAATGTTAACTGGTGGTTACATCGACGTAGCCGATGCAGCTGGTGATACAAAAATACTAGGAATCTTTAGAGGATGTAAATACGTCGATGCCACATCGAAAGATGTAGTGCATTCAGCCCATTTCCCTGCTGCTCAAACAGCAACAGGCGATATTGTAGCATTTGTGGAAGACAATCCATTTAATCTATACGAAGTTCAAAGTTCAGCAGCTTTAGCTAGAACTGATATCGGAGCTAACATTGATATTGCTTACACAGCAGGATCAACCGTAACTGGTCAATCTGCAGCAGAAGTAGGTGGTTCAACAGCAGCTGGTACAGCTAACTACAGAATTGTTGGAGTCTCAAAAGATTCAGAAAATAATGAACTTGGCGCTGTTAACGTAAATATGATCGTTATGATTAACGAACATGCTTACAAAATAGAAGCTGGTATATAATAAGGAGTAAATCATGGCTATAAATAGAGCACAATTAGCGAAAGAATTAGAACCAGGTTTAAACGCCTTATTTGGTATGGAGTATGCCCGTTACGATAACGAGCACGCTGAAATTTTCGATACAGAATCTTCTGATAGAGCATTTGAAGAAGAAGTAATGATCGTTGGTTTCGGTAATGCACCAGTTAAACCAGAAGGTGAAGGCGTTGCATTTGATAATGCAAACGAAGGTTTTACAGCAAGGTATGAGCACGAAACAGTTGCTCTTGCATTTGCGTTAACAGAAGAAGCAGTTGAAGATAATTTGTATGACAGACTTGGGTCTAGATATACAAAAGCTTTAGCTAGAAGTATGGCGAATAGCAAGCAGATTAAAGCTGCTAGTATTCTAAACAATGCATTCTCAGCATCATTCAATGGCGGAGACGGTAAACCACTAGTGGCTACTGATCACCCATTATCTGGTGGTGGTAATGGAGCTAACAGAGCAGCAACATTTGCTGACTTGAATGAGACTTCATTAGAGGATGCTCTTATTAGAATTTCTACTCAGACTGATGATAGAGGTTTAGCAATAGCGTTGCAGGGACAAAAACTTGTTGTTCCACCGCAACTACAATTTGTTGCTGATAGACTTTTAAGCACACCAGGCAGAGTGGGAACATCTGATAACGATGTTAACTCAATTGTTAATCAAGGCATGCTACCTGAAGGTTATGTGGTAAACCATTACCTAAATGACCCAGATGCATACTTCATCAAAACTGATGTACCTGATGGTTTCAAACATTTTGTTAGATCACCATTATCTACATCACTTGAAGGTGACTTTGATACTGGCAACATGAGATACAAAGCTAGAGAGAGATATTCATTTGGATTCTCAAACTGGAGATGTGTCGACGGTTCTCAAGGGGCATAACACTCCTCAAGACAAGTGTTAGGGGCTACTTCGGTAGCCCTTTTTTTTGACTTGAAAAAATCTCTAGGTTATTATTGAATTGTTAGACAATGAGGCGCATGAAGCGTTCCATTAATTATAAAGGAGTTCATAATGGCTAACCCACATTTTCAAAATTTAATACTATGGGCAGGTAATACTGTCGCAAGTAAATCTAAAAAAGATTTACCGATGTTTCAACCGTATCCGTCAGACCAGACCTATTACGGTTATTTCAATGATTTTATGACATACAATTCAGGTGACTGGACTGTAACTACAACAGAAGCTGGTACAGGAAGTGCAACAGAAGCTGTAGGTAGTGTAGCAGGCGGAGCATTAGTTTTAACTAACGCTGCTGGCGATAATGACTTAGACTTTTTACAATTAAAAGGCGAGGCATTTAAGCTATCAACAGGTAAAAGAGCATTTTTCTCTGCAAGATTTAAAGTTTCTGATGTAGATCAATCAGACTTTGTAATTGGTCTTGGTATTACAGATACAACACCACTTGATACAACAGACGGTGTATTTTTTATCTCAGCAGATGGTGATGCAGGTCTTGATTTCTTAATAGAAAAAGATAACACCAATACTTCTACAGAGGATGTAGCAACTATGGCTGATGATACTTTCATTACTGTAAGTTGGTATATAGATCCAGATGCTGAAAAAGTGTATTACTCAATTAATAATGCAGAACCTGTAGCTGTAGCAAACACTAATTTAGTTACTGATGAAGAATTAACAGTCTCATTTGGTATTCAAAACGGTGAAGCTGTTGCAAAAGTAATGACAATTGATTACGTGTCAGTAATGGTAGAAAGATAATGGCAGACGCAGTAACATCAACAACAATTCAAGATGGCGATAGAGTAGCTATTGTACAGCTTACTAATACATCTGATGGGACTGGTGAATCAGCAGTTGTAAAAATAGATGTTAGTGCTTTAGCTAGCAATAGTGCTAGTGGTCTACCCTGTACAGGTGTAAAGCTTGGTAAGATTGTTTACTCTACTTTTGGTATGAGTGCAAAACTACTTTGGGTTGCAGACGTTAATACTATTTGTTGGGATCTTAACGAAAACTATACTGATTCAGAAGATTTTACTGATTTCGGTGGTATTGTTAATACAGCAGCAGCAAGTGGTAAAACAGGAGATATAGCGCTAACAACTACTGGTCATGCTAGTGGTGATTCTTATGTCATAGTTCTTACTTTGATAAAAGAATATAGCTAATTAATTTATGCCTAGAGCAACACCAAGAAAAGGTAAGGCAAGAGTAAAAGTAACTGCTAGTGGAAAAAGAGTAAGTTACGGCCAAGCTGGTAGAGCTAAAGGCGGTGGTCCAAGAGTCAAACCTGGCACAAGTAAAGGAGATTCATACTGTGCTAGGAGTCTTGGCATTAAGAAAAGATTATCTAAGAAAAAACAAAACGACCCAAACACTCCTAATAACCTTTCAAGGAAAAGATGGAAGTGTGTGGGCGCTAAATCCAAAAGAAAATAAAAAGTGGAGGTACTAATATGAAATTTTGGGAAAAAATAGGAACTTGGTTTGGCTGGGTAAAAGTCAGAGCTCGTGATGAAGATGGTCGATATATTGCAGATGATAAGTCGACAGCAAAGAATGAAGCATATACAATGGTTCATAAGGACTTGGTTGCGAAGCCTAAACCTAAACGTAAATATAAAAAACGTAAAAAGGTAGAGGAAGCTCCAAAAGTAATAAAAAAAACTAAAAGGAAGAAAAAATAATGGCAATTTCAAGCACAAAAACAGTTCAAAGAGCAGAAGTCTATCCTTTAGCAGATAGTTCAGCTGCATCAACAGCTAATGCAAAACACCCTACAGTAATGGTTGTTTATGAAAATAAATTAACTGGTACAGGATCTGACGCTCATTTGGACGGTACAGTTGCAACAGAAGTAAAACATTTAAATAAGTTTGTATCCGATGGTGGTGCTGCTACTGATGTATCAGGTGAGGATGCTTTAGTGCAAACCATCTGTGGCGCTATCTGGGCATAATGTACGAATATAAATGCGAAGTCACTAGAGTAGTGGACGGGGATACATGTGACTGTATCCTCGATCTAGGCTTTAGTATTCTCCATAAATGCCGTGTACGTCTATACGGTATCGACACTCCAGAATCCAGGACACGTGACTTAGACGAAAAAGCACGTGGTAAACTGGCATCTAAATTTCTACAAGAATCTATAGAAAACGGTCAAGAAATAGTGCTTAGAAGTGAATTAAAAGACTCTAAAGGTAAATACGGTAGAGTTTTAGGCAGTATTATTGTTGACGGTTTAGATGTAAATCAAGCTATGGTGGCTCAAAGCCTAGCCGTTAAATACTTTGGTCAAAGCAAAGCTGATGTAGAAGTAGAGCATCTAGCTAATAGACAAAAGCTAATAGACTCAGGTGCATACATACCAGATTCTGATATATAATCAGATTATGGCTAAAAAACCAGCAAAAAAAGACGCTTGTTATAAAAAAGTAAAATCAAGGTATAAAGTATGGCCTAGTGCATATGCTAGTGGTGCTTTAGTTAAGTGCCGTAAGGTAGGCGCTAAAAATTGGGGTAATAAATCAAAGAAAAAAATGGCTGATGGTGGACCAGTAATTGTTTTAGCACGTGGTTTTTCAAAACTTTTACCAGGCAAAAGAAGGAAGACTAAAATTGGCTAAAGAAGGTTTACGTAAATGGTTTTCCCGTAATAAAGGCAAAGGTTGGGTAGATTGTAAGACTGGTAAAGCTTGTGGCAGGCAAAAAGGTGAAAAAAGAAAAGGTTATCCAGCTTGTAGACCAACAATGGCTCAATGCACATCTGCTGCTAAAAAGAAAAAAGGACCAGGCAGAATTAGCTGGCAAAAAAAATTTGGTGGTGGCTTTATAGCTAAAGGTTGTGGTAAAGTAATGAATGACCGTAGAAAGGTCACAACAATAAGTTAGGAGTAAAAATGCCAGGATACAAAAAAAGCAAAAATTCAAGCATGATGAAAAAATCAAAAGGTCGATCTATGATGAAAAAATCAAAAGGCGGTTCTATGATGAAGCTTAGCGGCGGTGGTTTTGCAGCAAGAAGAGCAAGACAGAAAAAATAGTGCCTAATCTAATAAGTAATATCCCGCAATTCAAATGCTGGATAAGAAGAGAATTTACCCATAATCACGAAAAATATCACGATGAGTATATACATGCTTTAGCTATAGCTGTAAATACTATCCCTGACAGATCATTAAGTTTTCAAGTAGTTTTTACAGGCGAGGAATCTAACTGTGAAGATAATGATGAACCTAACATACATGGTGGTGCTATGTGGGCTAGAATGCCTATCCAAGGTATGGTAGCTGATATACCTATGGAAGATTTTCCTGAACCTATGGAAGATCATTTAGCACAACCTTGGGACTGTGAATCGAGAGATCATTCTGTTGTAACTATGGATAGAGTTAGCTCTTCACCTTGGTTAGCAAAGATAGGTGGTGATTTCTATCAAGCTAAATATCTTTTTACGGTTGACTATACAAATAACAGTATTGCAGATGACCCTGCACAACATAAACAATCTCATGTATTATATATAACAGAGGATTGTAAATGGAAAGGTAACTTAGTTGCTTTACCCAACAACAGAGTAAGAGCTACTAGCCCTGCTTTGTGGGTTACAGGCGAAGGTGCTCCAGACTTTAAACCGTCACAATGGACGCACTCAGCAGAAGGGCACGAAAGTTATTTAGATCCAGCAATTACCTTTAATAATTTATATGAAGAATAATGGCATTATCAGGTAGCACAAATTTTGAACCAGATATAACTGAGTTTGTAGAAGAAGCATATGAAAGATGTGGTTTAGAGCTTAGAACTGGATACGATTTAAAAACAGCAATTAGATCTGCCAACCTAATGTTAGCTGAATGGGCTAACAGAGGTTTAAATCAATGGACTATAGAAACAGGCACACAAACAGTTACTGAAGGCACTAATAGTTATGCTCTTGGTGCAAATGTAATTGATGTATTAGACGTTACTATCAGAAGAACTGTTAGTGGTACGACTACAGACGTAAGATTAGACAAACTTTCTAGATCAGAATTTTTCAACATTCCCAACAAAGCAACAAAATCAAAGCCGTCTCAATATTTCTTAGATAAACAAAACAATCCAACTTTATTTATTTATCCAACACCAGAAAACTCAACAGACATAATACGGTTTAACAAGCTTACAAGAATGGATGATGTAGATGATGCTAAAAATACTATGGATATGCCATTTAGATTGTTTCCTTGTTTTGTAGCAGGATTAGCTTATTACATTAGTATCAAGAAAAATCCACAACTTACGGCACAACTTAAAACTATTTATGAAGAAGAATTTAGGAGAGCAGCTGACCAAGATGAAGATAGAGCTTCATTTAGAGTTAGGCCAAGTATTAGGAACTATTAATGGCTATTGGTAAACACGCATACGGTATTTGTGATATCTCAGGTTTTAGATACAAGCTTAAAGATATGAAAAAAACCTGGAACGGACTCAAAGTTGGGCCAGACCAGTTTGATCCAAAACACCCACAATTAGAACCATCCTCACACATTTCAGATTCAGAAGCCTTACATGACCCAAGACCTGATACTGATGTTGAAGCAGGCGACGGTAGAGTATTTACTAGTACAGCTATAGTTGGTCGCAGCTTCCAAGGTTTTTCAATTACATCTGCTTTAGGAACAGTTACAATAACAACATGACAAAAGATCAGCTATCAACACTAATCAAAAATTATTTGCAAAATACAGAAACTACTTTTGTTGCAACAATAGACGATATTATAAAAAATGCTGAAGAAAGGATATTTGAAGAGGTTGAATTTGATAACTTTAGAAAAACAGCTACTGTAACATTTACTGCTGGCACAAAAACAATAGCAACACCAGCTGACTACGTTCTAGCATTTAGTTTTGCTGTTATAGACTCAAGTTCTGATTATCATTACTTAGATAAAAAACACCCATCATTTATTCAAGAATATGATGTAGATCCAGCAGACTCAACTAAAAGAGCCTTGCCTAAATATTATGCAGAAAAGGAAAAAGGTACTAGTTCAGCAACTTTACTAGTTGCGCCTGTACCTGATGCTAATTACAGCGCAGAGTTAAACTATTTATTTAAGCCTAATTCTTTAGTAACAGATACATCTGGCACTTGGTTGTCCAATAATGCACGTAATCTACTTTTATATGGTTGTTTGCTAGAAGGGTATACTTTTATGAAAGGTGATGCTGACATGTTGCAGGTTTATGAAGGTAGATATCAGCAAGAATTAGCACGTTTGAAAAACCGTGCTGAAGCTAGAGGGAGAAGAGACGAATACCGCTACGATTCTTTACGAAAACAAGTTACTTAATGGAAGAAATTAAATTATTAGAGGGCAAAAGTATTGCCATAGTAGCTTTAGGTGCAAGTTGGCAAGATTACAATATAGCTAAAAGCCACGGAGCTGAGTTTGACGAAGTATGGGCTATAAATGCAGTTTCTTCTGTTATAATGCACGATAGAGTATTTATGATGGATCCAGCATCTAGGTTTCTCGATACAGACGACGCAGGCAAACAAACAAAAGGCATGAGACAAGTCCTTAAATCACACAAAGGCCCTATTTATACTTGTGAATTAGATGATAGGTGTCCTGGACTAGTTGAATATCCGATAAACGAAGTAATGAAATACGGTAAATCTTCATATTTGAACAATACCGTAGCTTATGCAGTTGCATTTGCTTATTGGGCTAAAATAGGAAAACTATCCCTATTTGGAGTAGATTACAGTTATAAGGGCAATTTACATTTTGCTGAACAAGGTAGAGGGTGTGTTGAATATTGGCTCTCTAAATTGATTTCTAAGGGTGTGAGTGTAGGTATAGCTAATTCCTCTTCATTATTGGATCAAAACGAATTAGCAGAAGATAAATTATATGGCTACCACAGATTAGATGATCCTATGGTAGTATTAGAAAACAATTCAGGTAATCTGATAGCTATGAAACGTAGTGAGTATCAACAAAGAGCTGTTCCTGAACCAGAGCCACAAAAGTTTGTAGCAGGGCGACAGGACCCACCTGAACCGAAAAAATGGTAATATAAGTTATGGCTATTACATCAACACTTTGCACTTCTTTCAAACAAGAATTATTGCAAGGAGTTCATAATTTCAATAAAGCTAGTTCACCAGACACTTTCAAACTAGCTTTGTATGCTAGTACGGCTTCTTTAGACGCTAGCACAACAGCTTTTACCACTAGTGGCGAAGTAACAGGTACAAACTATACATCAGGTGGTGCAACTCTTACATTAAAAACAGGCACACCCACTACAGATGGCACTACAGCAGTTGTAGATTTTGATCCCCTCACGTTTTCAAACGTCACCTTAACAGCTGCTGGAGCCTTAATTTATAACTCCACAGACAGCAATAAAGCAGTTTGTGTAATTAGTTTTGGTAAAGATGTTAGTGCTTCGGCAAGTAATTTTACTATTACCTTCCCATCAACAGGAGCTTCCAATTCTATAATTAGATTGGCATAATACAGATATGGCTACATTTAACAACGATCTCAGACTGAAAGAAATAGCTACAGGAGCTGAGTCAGGCACTTGGGGAACATCAACAAATACTAATTTATCATTAGTTGCTGAAGCTTTTAGCTTTGGTACTGAAGCTATCACCACGAATGCTGATACACATACTACAACAATAGCTGATGGTTCTACAGATCCTGGTAGGTCTTTGTATCTTAAATATACAGGTACACTTGATAGTGCATGTACTATTACCCTAGCACCAAATACCGTTAGTAAGGTTTGGTTTATAGAAAATGCTACTAGCGGTTCTCAAAATATAATTATCAGTCAAGGCTCAGGCTCTAACGTTACTATACCTAATGGTTCAGTTATGGCAGTTTATTCTGATGGGGGAGGCGGTTCTGCAAATATTGTATCTGTTTTGACAGACGTAGTATTAACAGATTCAGTCAAAATTACAGGTACAACACCAACTCTGACATTAGGAGACGGAGATGCTGAAGATGCAAAAATAGTTTTTGATGGTAATGCTCAAGATTATCATATTGGTTTAGATGATTCCTCAGATGATCTCGTTATTGGTAAAGGTACCGCTTTAGGAACTACTGGTGCTTTAGTGCTAAAAAACACTATGAGCGGTTCTTCTGGAAATATAACATTAGGTGGTTCTAGTTATGCTTTAGATGTTTTTAAATCAGGTGGTGGTGAAATGGTAAATATAGCATCAGATGGAGGTTCTAATGGCACTTACATTCGTATGGACACAGACAATTCAAATCCAATAAAAATAGGTATGGAAGAAAATAATGGACATTTTGAATATTATCATAATGGTACTCTTAGAGCACAATTCGAGGCTGATGGAGATTTAAGATTACATACTGCTGGTAAAGGTATTATGTTGAAATCACCTGATGGGTCAAACTTCCTATTAACTGTTTCAAATGCAGGCGCTTTGGTTATCGGCTAAATTTCTTGTATAATTCTTTTTATGGACGAAAAGCAATTTTTAATAATAGCGTATCAACTTATTGAAGTGTCTCTCGCTAGAGGTGCTATCAAAGGTGAAGAATTAGAAGTCATCAATCAGATGAGAAATCATGTAACTGCAAAACTTAAAGAAATGCAAGAACCGATTGCCGAATCTGTTGGTGAATTAAAAGAAGAAAAACCAAAACCTAAAGAGGAAAAATAATGGAATATGTATTAGTTTTAATTTTAGTAGGTATTGTTGGTTATTTGTGGGTATCCAAAAATAAACCTGAATGGTTAAAAAAATTTAAAAAATAAATAAGTGGCTAGAAAAACAGCATCAGATGTTCATCTAGAGTTGTCTGTACATCAAAAAGAAAGTGCAGAAAGATGGAAGACTGCTTTTAACAAGTTCGTAGATATAGAGCTTGAATTAAAAGAGCTGCAACAAAAAGTTTCAGGCGGTTTGACTACACTTATAATTTTACTAGTAGGTTTAATTTGTAGTGTAGTCGCTTTACTAATAGAGGATTTAATTTTATAACTATGGAAACATTAGAAAGCAAAGTAAGTCATTTACTTAGATTGCATGAAGGTTTTGTCTCACATGCATATGAAGACTCCACTCCTGAAAAGTATCTTACTATTGGCTACGGTAGACTTATAGACGAAAGATTAGGTGGTGGTATATCTCAAGAAGAAGCTGAGTATTTACTAGCTAACGATATACAAAACTGTATTAAAATCTTATCTGCTCAAATTGAAACTTTTAACGAATTATCAGAAACAAGAAAAATAGTTCTAATTAATATGTATTTTAATCTAGGTAATAGATTATTTAAGTTCAATAATATGTTATTTGCCTTACATGCTAAAGATTACGAAGAGGCTGCAAATCAAATGTTGGACAGTAAATGGGCAAAACAAGTAAAAGGTCGTGCTAATGAACTAGCTAGCATGATGAAATCAGATATTCTGCACATATAGTCTTACATCTAGCTTATATTCTTACAAAAAGATAGAATAAGTTTAAGTATGGCTATTCAAAAATTAAGCTTTAACCCAGGTATAGACAGAGAAGGAACCGCCTACGATTCAGAGGGTGGTTGGTTTGATTGCAACTTAGTAAGATTTAGGTTTGGTAGACCTGAAAAGTTTGGTGGTTGGCAAAAGATTACCACAAATACTTATGAAGGCACTCCTAGAGCCTTACATAATTGGATAAGCAATACAGGTGAAAAATACTTAGGTTTAGGTACACATCTTAAATATTACTTAGAATTTGGTGGTACTTTTGCAGATATTACACCTACTAGAAAAACCTCTACAAACTCAATAACTTTCTCAGCAACAAATGGTTCTAGCACTATAACTGTAACAGATAGTAGTCATGGCGCTGTTGTAGGAGATTTTGTCACAATCAGTCAAGCAGTATCTTTAGGCGGCAATATAACAGCAGCTGTACTGAATACAGAACATCAAATAGTTACAGTACCAACTGCTAATACCTATACTATTACAGCTTCTGCAACAGCTAACTCTAGTGATTCAGGTAACGGAGGAAGTGGTGTAGATGGCGTATACCAAATAAATGTTGGGCTAGACAATTTTGTTTCAGGTACTGGTTGGGGTGTAAATGGGTGGAATACAGGCACTTGGGGCTCTACTAACTCTTTAACATCTGTAAATCAGTTAAGACTTTGGACACATGATAATTTTGGTGAAAACTTAATAATTAATCCTAGAGGTGGCTCTATATACAGATGGGTAGAAAGTAATGGCACAAATACAGCAGCTGTACAACTATCAACGGTTGGTAGTGCAAGCAAAGTACCAACCAAAGGCTTACAGGTTATTACATCAGAAACCGATAGACATTTAATAGTATTAGGAGCAGATCCTATCTCAGGTGGTAACAGAACAGGTGTTATTGATCCTATGTTGGTAGCATTTAGTGATCAAGAAAATGAAATAGAGTTTAATCCAACCACAACAAATACAGCAGGTTCTGTTGTATTGTCATCAGGTTCTCAAATAATTGGTGGTGTTAAATCAAGACAAGAAATAGTTATATTTACGGACACTTCAGTTTACAGTATGCAATTTATTGGACCGCCTTTTACCTTTGCAGTAAACCTTATTGATAATTCTACTGGTCTGATAGGGCCTAAAGCAGCCATAACAGCGCCAGGTGGAGTGTATTTTATGTCTTACGATAGTTTTTATGTGTATAGCGGTTCAGTTCAAAAACTGCCTTGCTCAGTAAAAAATTATGTATTTTCAGATTTTGACCGATCTCAAGCTTTTAAAGTTTTTGGTTTTAGTAACAAAGAACATAACGAGGTAGGTTGGTTTTACCCTTCGGAATCAGGTAATACTCAAGAGATAGATCGTTATGTAATTTACAATTATGTAGATAATATTTGGTATTACGGACAGTTGGTGCGGACTGCTTGGTTGGACTCAGGAGTTGAATCATTCCCACAAGCCGTCAAAGCTCCAAATCTATTTCAACACGAAGTAGGCTTTGACGACGACGGATCAGAGATGACTGGTGTATTTATAGAATCAGCAGATTTAGATTTAGAAGATGGTAATAATTTTACTTTTATAAGTAGATTAATACCCGATTTAAAATTTTTATCAGCTAGTGGCGGTAATGTTAAATTGTTAACAAAAGCAAGGAATTACCCAGGAGACACCCTAACAACAACATCTAGTTCAGTCATAACCCCAACTACTCAACAATCAGATATAAGATCAAGAGGCAGACAGTTTGTTCTGCGTGTTGAATCAAATGATGGAGATTCAGGTAATGCTGGAACAGGATGGAGGTTAGGTGCAACAAGACTAGATCTTAGAAGCGACGGGAGAAGATAGTGGCAAAACTACTACAAACTAACTTACCCTTCTCTCAAGGCCCTAATGTCACTTCTGAGACATTTAATCAATTAGTAAGGGTCCTAGAGATCAATTTAGGATCTGTTGATCCTGACAACACATTACAGCTCACAACAGCAGAAAGAGACACTCTAAACTTTAATATAGGTCAAATAATCTATAACACCTCTACTACAACATTACAGTATTGGGACGGTTCTACTTTTCAGAACATATCATCTACAGGAGCCGTTACTTTAAATATTACAGATGGCTCTAGTAATATTGGAATAGATCTATTTAGCGAAACTCTATCGCTGTTAGGCGGTACAGGTATTACCTCTACTGCTTCAGGTAATGGTGTTACTTTTGCTATAGATAGTACAGTAGCAACACTAACAGGATCACAAACTTTAACAAACAAAACACTTACAAGCCCTGTTTTAAATGGTTCTTTATCAGGTTCTGCTTTCTTAGATGAAGACAATATGGCTAGTAACTCTGCAACCGCTGTAGCTTCACAACAATCAATAAAAGCATATGTAGATAGCCAAGTAGGGACAGTTGATACCTTAGCTGAGATCCTGGCTAACGGTAATACAACAGGTGGTACTGATATAGCTGTATCTGCTAATGATGACATTACTTTTGCTGATAGCTCGAAGGCGATATTTGGTGCTAGTCAAGATCTACAAATCTACCACGATGGGACTAACAGTTACATAAAAAACTCTACTGGTAGTGTCATTATAGATTCTGGTGATGGTGGTAATTTAATATTTCACGAT